CAGGACTTGTCCCAGGAAGTTTTCGTGCGCCAAGAAATACGCCTCTCCGAACACCATGTAGTCCAAGGCGGCGCAGCTCATTGTGTGGGCACTGCAACCTTCCGACGCGATGAAGTCACGCAACAGCAAGTTGCGCTTGAATTTGGGAATGGCGCCGTGGTGCGCGTTGGCCCGCAGCAGCTTGGCCAGGCCGGCGCGGGATACCGGCGGCTTGTACAGGCGCCCGTCGTCGGTTGGAAAGATGCCCAGGTACTCGCCGATGTTGGACGTCAGCACCTGCTCTGGCTCCCCGAACGTGAACACCCGCGTGGGCTGCTGTGCCTGTCGCTGGTTGGCTTGGGTTTTTCTCTGTCGTTTGGGCATGGCTGTCGCTCGAAAGGTAACGGCTCCTGCGCCGCTTGTTGGTGTTCAGGGGTTCGTTGTGCAGGGCGTGCATCACCGCCCATGCGATGTCGGCGTGGCCGGTGGCCTCGGTCCTGGACGCGCTGAAGGTGATCTGCCCGCCTCCGGTGGTGCCGCGCTTGATGGTCAGGAAGGCCTGCGCGATATCGGTCCAGCCCGCGTCCCACTCGATCCGGCCTGCGCGGATAACGTCCTGAGCTTTCAGCACCAGGGTCGTTTTCGTTTCCAGGCTGTAGTGGATCCGCTGTGCACGCGGGTAGAAGTCGCAAACCACGTCGTACACGCCAATGCCGACGCCGGTGGTATCGATGCCGATGTGTTGGACGTTGAAGCGCTCGGTCAGCTTCTTGATCTGAGCCGCCTGGTACGTGAATGACTGCCCACGCCAGCTGTATTTCTCCAGGATCCGGAAATTGCCGCCCGGATCCGCCGGCGGCGCGACGACAACGCAGGTGGCATCGTCGCGTGTACGGCTTGGGTCGTAGCCGATCCAGACCGGGTGGTTGCCGAATGGTCGATCCGCGTCCTGGTCGTAGTCGTCCCAAAGCATCAGGTCGGAATAGCAACCTTCCAGATCCTTTAGGCCGAACGCGCTCTGCGTGCTGTCGATGAATTTGCAGTAGAACAGCTGCTGGAACTTGTCCTCGTCGTACTCCAGCTCCAGTTGGGCCACATCGAACAAGTCGCAGCCGCCAGCAATAGCGTCGTCCAGGGTGATCGTCTTGCGCCATTGACCGTCTGGGCACAGCGCGCCTTGTGTGTATGCGGCCTCCGCTGGCCACTCGCCGGCCGCTTTCTTCCGGCGTTTGTCGTTACGGAAGGTCTCCCCGGTCCAGAACGGATACGCCTGGTGGCTGACAGCGCTGGGCGTGGAGAAATAGGTCTTGCGCCATTTCTTGTGCGTACCCATGGCACTGGCCACGGTGCTCAGCTTCTCGAAGTCGCGGATCCAGAAGTATTCGTCCACATAAACATGCCCGTGGTAGCCCTGGGCGGTGCTGCTATTGGTCGAGAGGAAACGCAGCTCGGCGCCGTTGCTGAGGACGATGGGGTTGCCGGTCAGCTCGATGCCGAACCATTTCTGAGCAAACTGGATGATGTAGCTGCGGAAAATCTCGGACTGGGCGCGGCTGGCCGAGAGGAACACCTGGTTGTCCCCAGTCAGCACGGCATCCATGAAGGCCTCGCCGGCGAAGTAGTAGGTCAGACCGACCTGCCGACTTTTGAGGATGTTGCGCAGCCTGCAGGTCAGCGGGTTTTGTTTCGCCGCGAACAGCTCCTGCTGGTACCGGTACATTTTGGAAATGAACTGGTCGAGGAAGTCCACCTCGGTTAGGCCACTGACATCGTTCTTCGCGGGTTTCTCCCGCTTCTTGCCACCGCCACCGCGACGCTCTCGGCGCTGGCCCTGGTCCCGATCGCCCTGCTCCCGCGCTGGCTCGCTCGCCGCCGGTGCTGGTGCGGTTGGCTTGCTCGCCTGCTTAATCAGCTTTTCCCGTACAGCAGTCAGCCGGTCCAGCTCATCCAGGTCGCCCTTCGTCAGCGTGTCCTGTTTTTCGCAGATGAGCGTGATCCGCCGGCTGATCGCTGTCAGCGGCTCCTCATCGGTCAACATCTCGTCCCAGCTGCCTTGGCGGATCCAGTAATAGATGATCCGCACGTTCGGCAGCTTCAGCTGAGCCTGGATTTCCTTCACCGAGGCACGGCGCAGGTACAGCCGCTTGGCGGCCTCTTTGACTTCGATCGAGTAGTTCATGGGGCGGAGTCTATGCGCCGAAACAGCCCCAAACGCGGTGTAAAAGTGAGCAAAATTCCTAGATTTGGCGAATAGGAATTCTGCTCAAGCAAACCGATTGGCCGAGGCCGATCGGCTGCCTATCGTGGCGCTCATCGACCCCCACCGAGCGCTTCAGTCAATGCCCAGATCCCTTGTCTCCCACTGGAAACGTGTAGCTGTCAGCGGCCCGACCGCAGATGGCCGCGAAATCACAGTGCAGGAGCTGCGCGACTGCGCGGAGACCTACAAACCGTCCCGCTATACCGCTGTGATCTGGAGTGAGCACGAACGCTGGCCAGGCTCCCATGGCACCGTCTTTTCCGTACGCCTCCTGGACGAGAACGATGATCCGGAGCTGGAGCCTGGCCAGGTGGCCCTGGAAGCTCAGTTGAAGCCCAACGACAAGCTGCTGAGCTTGAACGACCAGGGCGAAAAGCTGTTTTCCAGCGTCGAGATCACCCCGAATTTTGCCAATAGTGGGCGCTTCTACCTCACCGGCCTGGCTGTCACCGACTCCCCTGCCAGCTTGGGCACCCAGGAGCTGTATTTCTCCCGGGGCCGCCGCAAGGGCCATCGCTACCACAAATCCTCCTACTTCTGTTCCGCCGTGGAGCTGGGCGGGCTGCGCGAGGGTGGCCAGCAACAAAGCGAGCTGCGCCGCGTCTTCTCCGCTTTGACCGGCCTGTTCAAGAGCTTCGCCGATACCACCACCCCCTCACCCGACGAGACCAAACCGATGGATGAAGCAACAGCCAAGGCGCTCAAGGCGCTGTATGACCAATTCGTAATCCTGCTGGCCGGCCTGCAGGCTGTCCTGGAACCTGTAGTTGAAGACGTCGATGACGCCGACAACAAGGAACAGGTCGATGCCGTGGGCGCTGCCGTCCAAGACGTGGTCGACGAAGCGGACGAAAACCGCGAGTTCAACCGCAAGGGCGGCAAAGGCGGCAAGGGCAAGGACGAGGTCAAGGAACTCAGCGCCCGCGTCGAGGAACTGACCGAGACCATGACTCAGATGTTCAACTCGACCCAGAACCGTCGCCAGGTCAAACGCACCACTGGCGCAGCTGGCGAGAAGAAACGCGGCGGGGGTCTGCGCTAATGGGCGCCCTGTCGAAACGCGCTGCAGCGGAGTATCTGCAGCTTCAGGACGACCTGGCCGAGGCGTACAGCATCGATGACGCCACCCGCACCTTTGCCGTGGAACCGACCCACGCCCAGGAACTGAACGACCAGATCACCGAGCGGGTGGACTTCCTGGGTCGCATCAACGTAATCGGCGTGACCGAGATCAAGGGCGAGAAGGTCCTGCTGGGCCTGAGCGGTCCGGCCACCAGCCGCACCGATACCGACTTGAACGATCGCGAGCCGCGTCACCTGCTCGATCTGCAGAACAACGTCTACGAGCTGTTCCACACCGAAACCGATGTGGCTTTGAAATTCGCCACCATCGATGCCTGGGCCAAATTCCCGGAGTTCGCCCGCAAGTACCTGGAGGCCGTGCAGAAGCGCATCGCCCTGGACCGCATCCTGATCGGCTGGAACGGCACCCACGTCGCCAAGCAGACCAACATCACCAACTACCCGCTGCTCCAGGATGTGAACAAGGGCTGGCTGCAGATCGCACGTGAGCAGATCCCCGAGCAGGTCCTGAAACCCGCTGATCCAGCCGTCAAGATCAAGATCGGCAAGGGTGGCGACTACGAAAACCTCGACGCCGCGGTGCACGACGTCAAGCAGATGATCGACCCCGTGTTCCGTGACGAGGGCGACCTGATCGCCATCATCGGCTCGGATCTGCTGGCCCATGACAAGGGCAAGCTGTACGCCGCGCAGGGGCAGACCCCGACCGAGAAAGAGCGCATCGAAAATGCCCAGGTGATCGACACTTATGGCGGTCTTCCCTCTTTCCTGGTTCCGTTCTTCCCGGCCAAGGGCATCCTGGTTACCTCCTGGGACAACCTCTCGATCTACTTCCAGGACTCCAGCTGGCGTCGCCACCTGCTCGAAAACCCAAAACGCTCCCGCGTCGAGGACTACAACGGCCGCAACGAGGGTTACGTGATCGAGCAGCTGGGTAAGTTCGCGTACCTGGAATCCGACGGGGTGGAAACCGTATGAGCCTCGCACTAGCGCACAAGCGCCGTGTGCTGGAGCAAGGCACCGCTGCAGTGGCGCAGGTCGCCGCTGCAGCGGCCCTGCCGTATTCCCCAGGCGAGGCCTTGAGCAGCCCGGCGAATGCTCGCAAGCACCTCAAGCTGATGGAGGCCAGCCTGGACGAGGATCTGACTCGCCTGAAGGCGATCCCGAGCCTGGCTGGCAAACAGGACCTCAAGCGTACCGAGCTGCTGCCCAAGTACCAGGATTACATCCAGCGCTACATCGAGTCTGGCCAGGTCATGCAGAACCGCGTCCTGGTGCAGGTGATGGTCTGGCTGTTCGACACCACCCAGTTCGATGACGCGCTGGAACTGGCCGAGATCGCGATGGCGCAAGGGCAGCTGATGCCGGAGCGCTTCAAGCGCCGCGACATCCAGACCTTTGTCGCTGATGCCGTGGGCGACTGGGCCTATGCGGAGTACGACGCCGGCCGCAGCCCCGAGCCTTACCTGTCGGATCTGCTGCAGCGTGTGGATGGCGAATGGAACCTGCCGGAACAGATCCCGAGCAAGTTCCACAAGCTGATCGGCATGCGTGCCATGGATGGCGAGCAGTGGGCTGTCGCCCTCAAGCACCTGGAGCGTGCCACCGAGCTGTACCCAAAGGCGGGCTGCAGCACGCGCATTGAAAAGTGCCGGCGAGCCCTGTCACGCCAGGAAGCCGCCGCCGGCGGTACCGAATAACCGACTACCCCCCCCAGCGGGAACCCGTGAAGCGGAGTCGGCCATTAATGGCCAGCCCCCGCCGAAACGGTGTCTCCCGCCCTTTTCGAGTGGCCAGCAATGAGCTTTTCAGGCAAACCCACCACGGTCGTAGAGCAGATCATCGAGAACAACGGTTTTTGGCCGGACCTCTCGCTGGCTGAATACCAGAAGGCTTACCGCCTGCCGGGCGAGTACCTGGGCGAGGTGCTGGTCACTCAACTTGAACTTGCCATGGGCGAGGTCAATGCCGACCTCCAAAAGCTCATGACCAGCTGGAAAAGCATCGGCATCACTGAGGTGGCCACCGCAGACCCGCTGCTCCTCGAGGAGCGGTCCTACAAGGTGAAACTGTACAAGCGCGCCGTGTACTGCCGTGCCAAGGCCACTGCCTTGACCGACTTCGCCACTGTCACCCGCCGCGAAGTAGCCGAGAACACCGGCAAGGAAGCGCCCGAACGTGCCGACACCTACCTGGCGTTCAGCCAACAAGCCGTCCGTGCCCTGCAGGGCCGTAGCCGCATCACGGCGGTGCTGCTGTGATCCAGCTAAAAGCGTTGACCGCGTACCTGCTCGATCGGCAATTGGTGGCCCCAGAGCAGCTGGATGCCTGGTCCGAACAGGTCGCCCTGGACCTGGTATGGAAGGAAACCGAGAAAGGCCTGCAGATGGGCAACATGCGGTACCGAGCCGTGTTCACCCTGGAGCGCTTCAACGACCATCCCGGTCGCCTGATGGCCCTGGTCGGCAGCTGGCTGGAAACCCACGACCCCGACCGCCACCTGTTCGAACTGCCGAAACCGGAATTCGCCATCGAGCCTCTGGACCTGGGACCGGGTCAAGAGCTGTTCGATGTCGAGCTGGTACTGGAGTTCGTAGAGCCGCAGTACCTGGTCGAAGACCCTGAAGGCGAATTCCAGGCGTTCGGTACCACCTGGGCTTTGGCGCCGTTCGACTTGTGGGTGGCTGAGAAGGGTGAGGTGGTCAGCCATGGCGCGTAGCCTCTTCGAACTGGACGCCCGAGGCATGCTCGGTGTGCGCGAACAGCTGGCACTGCTGCAGCTAACTCCGCAGTTGCGCCGGCGTCTGCTCAACAACGTATCCAAGCGCGTGCGCACCATGAGCCGTCAGCGGATCCGCAGCCAGCAGAACCTGGACGGTACCGCCTTTGCCCCGCGCAAGAACCCGCAA